ATTGCCGCTCCAATAGGAGCCTTGCGTCACTTCCTACTGACCAGTACTGGTCAGAGGTGTTCGGTCGCTCATGACACCGGTCATGAACGACTCATAGGCTTCCGAAGAATTTCGGAAGCCCTTGAATATCTCGCCGGAGGATAACCCTTCGCCGAGTTTTCGCGAAATTATATTCGTGAAATGGAGGATGACCTTCGTAAGAGGGTCCCCCATGAGTACGCCATTGTACAATGTAACGTACCGAGTGTCCCCTTCCACAGGGTGACCAAGTTCCTTCAGCGGGCCAGTGCCCGTGAAGTAGACTTTTCGTGGTTTGAAGCATACTCCAAGCACGATTCCTTGAAGAAGGTCGGGTATACCGCACTTCTTCATCCACTTTCGTGCGATTATTCGCCCGATAGTGTGTACCAATCGGTCTGTGGCCTCTTGGTAGTCTGTGCTGGAAAACCATACGGTTTCCCACTGCACGAGCCGGTCAATGTGATCACTGTACCGGTCTTCGACCCTCCTAGTCCGGTCCTCGGAAAATAGGAGTTCATACATCTCTTCAGAGGAAAAGTCCTTGAAGAGATTCCATCCGTGATGGGATTTCCCCATTCCGGATTCGGAACTCGTGAAGCCCTTCTTTAAGGGCCACGAGCAGATTTTCGAGACCGTATCTAATACGATCTTGAGGCACGCCCGTCCCTTTGTGACGACGCGCGCTTTGCTGGGTTCCTTGACAACGGTCAAGGATACCTCTCTGAGTTCTTCCACATCTGTGTGAAGGACCTCATCTAGGCAGGCGTAAAAGACGCCTGTACCTATCGAACTGAACTCCTCCTTGCGGAGGTAGCTCAGTGTTTCTCCGGTGTCCAAATCCCTTATGGGAATGGGCATCTCGTCAAACTTGAGCAAAAGGTCAAGTATGGCTTGGGCGGTTCCGCCCTCCTGTCTGTTGGCTTCCCAACAGGCAGAACCTGTGACTGTGACACGAGCTTTCGTGTCCAGTCCTGTAAACACGTGATCAGGGATATCCCTAATCGCGCTGTCCATCGCAGCGGAAACAAGTCCGACCTGCGTTGGTGAAATCTCCGGCGGTATCGAGGATACCGACTGGAGGAATTTCCTCTTGCTTCGTAGTACTACGAGCGGAGGAGGCGTCCCGGAGCCTCTCGTCTGGGACAGGGTTCCTGCCAGGTATAGCCTGGAGAAACCCACGTGTCTCGCAGCCCGGTCCCAGACCGGCCGCAAGAATGAATTGACCCACCTGGGTGCGTCATTCATAGTAGAGATTCCTCTACTAGGTTCATCCAAGTGTATCACTTGTTTGAACATTTTACGAGACCTCTTGAGGTCCTCGTAATGAGTCACTTGGTTCTCAATTGAGAACGAAGTGAGCTCGCCGTCGAAGAATTCGTCGGTGAGCAGAATCGATATTGCTTGTATGACAAACAAATCGAATTTCTCCCAATTCCAGATCTCTTCTGGATAGGAGAGAAACCGTTGGAGGAATAGTCCATCCACGGTTTTCAGGACCTCTATGAGCCTTTGGGCTCTATAGGTCTTATTGCGGCGTGTTGACATGTCAACAAACCGCTCTTGCTCGTCCACTGTCCACAGTGGGTCGTGCATTCCTCTCAAGAAGAACGATATTCTTCGAAAGAGTGTATTGGAGAAGTTCCTTAGAGGATCTACTCCTTTCTCGCTTTTGCGAGCGCGCTGGATCCTATGACCCCAGTGCGTATGGCGGAAGATTAGAATCATCTTCTCGTCATGATCCTTGATCTGGGTAAACCAGGTCATGGACTTTCGGTCAGACCCAACTAGGCTGGGTTTGATCTTATCCTGGAGCCGGTGGCAGCCACCGGGCCAGACGTTTATAACGGGCTTTTCATCGCAATACTGCGACGCAAAAGCATATCCTGCGAGGATCCTGAATGGGTCCTCGTAGATGTTCCTGGACTCAGGTAACTGAGCCTCAGGGATATCTTCCTCCAAGTCATCGGACTGGAGAAAGGCGCTATCATCGGACCAATGTTCGATGATGGATTTACCCTCCCCGTGATTATCACGAGAGGGGAAAAGGAATCCGTCCTCCATGAGGAACGGTTCCACCTTTGCGGAGACTGTACCACCAGCCTTCCGTAAGGTCAAACAACTTGGTATCTGCTTCAGATACAAGTTGTGGGTCCCCCTAGCATACGCTAGAAGGGACTGTGGTATGGCCTGCGTCTCTAGACGCCGGTCATAGTACAGCGTACATTCCTCAATGTAGGAGTACGCCAAAGATGAATGGATCACATTGTAGTGATCAAGTTTCATGGTACCTAGTTGCTGCCTAGTGCAGATAATTTAGG